CGGAGACACGCGAATTCCCTTTAGGATCTCAACTATGAACTTCGGTCTTGTTCTCAACCTACTGGATCATAGGATCAAGAGTGCGAAATATTGCGGAAAGGTGTAATTCTTATTATTCAAGCCAAACTTGACTCAAATACTCATGTGGTGAACTACCGATGAGTGTAAGAGTCATACAACCATGCCTTATATAGGCAGAGGGAACACACACCAGCCGAGCGCTATGCTTGCGTAGATGCTAAGCAAAGGCAACGTGGCCGACAAAGGTAAAGTGGCACAGATGCCAAAAGGACACACACAGCTAACAAAGGTACAAAGCATCGCATAGGATGCGCACTCACACACCGAAAGTTGAGATGCCTTCTCAGTGCTTTCATGGGTCCTCCACGCTCCATACGTCATTGCTTACGATCTCCTCCACTGGTCGTCATTGCTTACGTCAGTGAGATCGACTGCGTCTTCTGCGCCTTCGACGTTGTCGCCCCTTGTGTGGCACTCTTCTGCTTCTTTATTCAGCCAGTATGTAACATCCCCCCATGGTCTGAAATGATCATCTGTTGGCCTTGGCCTGTCGATGACACTCGAACGGTGTTCTTCATAATCATCATGGTGAACGTTTGATGAACTTGGTTCATCCAGCTTTGCTTTCTTGTCGAAGTTTTCAACCATGAAATCTTCGATCCTCTCTTGCACGTATTCTTCAAGTAAATCTGCCCAATACCAGCAGTGGCAGATATTCATGGCACACTTGTAAAATCTTCTACGAGGATTAAGCCTTGTTCCTGATGTTAACATGATTGCAGGCTTCCTGCATCCACATAGTAGCGTAGGCTCTTGTGTTGCCATCATGATATGTTCAGTTCTTTCAAACATATCCTTCTTGAATTTGGGGAATGGATCAAGAATTTGTTTTCCCCATTCAATAAGCTTCGGAACTTGCGGATGATCTGGGTAGTATGCAATTTCCTTTAGTGCTTTTGCAAGCAACACTACCTCTTCACTTGGTGCTTCAGCAAGTTTTGCTTTGAGTCTTGAGAGAATATCCGCTAAGCCATTGTGCTTCCCTTTGATGTGCTCAATAACAATCGTTGGCCCAGCTCCAGTGATATAGTCCATAAACCTTATCCACCTGATCTCCGAAGGTTTATGTTCTACACTCTTGTTGTAGAATCTCTCTATTGCCGCACTATCAGTTCTGACAGTAATTTCTCTTTTATCAAGATAAAAGAGTCTCATCTTCTCTAGCCCATTCATAACCCCATAGATTTCAGCATCACATGTTCCTTTGGGTTTATCAAACTTGCCGCTTGCATATCGGCATATGAGCTCAGAACTTCTTGGATCAGCTTTGGATTTCTTCCATTTGCAGACTGCTCCCCATCCAGTTGCACATGCATCAGTTTCAATTATGATATATGCATCTTCTGGTGGAATAGTCAGACTTGGCAGACTTCTGACCATTGTTTTGATTCTGCTGATCAATTTCCAGTCTTCAGAATTTAATCCTTTTGCTCCCTTCTCTGAGGTCTTCGGATATAAGGGTCCAAGTAATTTCCCCATATCCTTGATGTGATTTCTGGCATAATTCAATGTTGCCAGCCAGCTCTTCAGTCCTTCCTTGGTTTTCAGCCTCTCTTCATCGAAATCAGCTATCTTTGACACAATATGTTCTTGTACAGCTAGCTGATTATCGCCAATTGTTGAACCAAGAAAATCCACTCTTTTTACTCCAATTTTGTACTTGGAGGGGCTTAAGATTAACCCATTCTTCTTACAGATCTGCAGCATCTTCCACAGATGTTCAGCATGTTTCTCTTCAGTTTCTGAAAACACCAGGATATCATCAATATAGACTGCGATGAACCTTTCGGTTCCTCTGAAACAGTCATCCATCTTCCTCTGGAACACTGCAGGTGCATTTTTTAACCCAAATGGCATCACTAACCATTCATATAGCTCATTATATGCTGTGAATGCCGTGAGAGGTATACTCTCTGGATCCATTGCAACTTGATGAAAGCCACTCTTCAGATCGAACTTTGAGAAGATCTTGGCTCTTGCTACATTTTTCAGTAATGCATTGATCCCGGGCAGTGAGTACTGATCAGGCCATGTGTTGTCATTCAGCCTTTTGTAGTTGAACACCAGTCTTGGCTTGCCTCTGATCTCCTTCTTGGTGACTGGGTCTACGGATGTGCCTGACTCCACAATAAAAGCGTTAGTCCGATGTGGACTGTTGCTTTTCCTGATTACTCCTCTTGCTAGGAGAGCATCAACATGCTTCCTCATAGCTTCTTTCGTTTGAATTGTAAGCATTGTAATTGGCTTATCCTTGATAATGAGATCTGGATTGATAAGCTCAATCTTGCATTTCACCTTATTCTTTTCCCAATGCTTCAATGTATCTTCGCCCATGTATCCTTGCTCTTTCATTTCTTCAATAAGCTGCTTGTTCTTGCTCATGAAGGGTTTGTCAATGAATCCACCTTCAGATGTTGCAATATTGATTTCCTCAACTTCTGCTTGCAAGAATTCGTTGGCTTGGATACTTGAGATGTACTTGTAGAACGTTACTGTTCTACCTTCCAATCTGACTCCTCCAGCTAAGGATTGCAGAAAATTGCATCCTATTAGCATCTGCGTCTTCTCACCCATATGCATATTTCCGACATATGTGAGAGGGAGTCTGAACCAGCTACTTCCAGCCCATAGCTTGGCTCCATCTTTCACTTGCTTGTCAAGATAAGTGACTGAGTTTACTCCAGAGATCTTCACTTTAAATGCTGTATCTTGGAGCATTTTGTCTTCGATAAATGGCTTGTTTATACAGGATCTTGTTGCACCTGTATCTAGCAGAGCAGTTAACTGGACTTTCCCCACTTCTGGTACTTCAATTACTACTGGGAATCTGAACATTTGATCCTTTACTGCTGAAGCCATTAATGTCACTTCTTCCACTTCATCTTCTTCTTCAGACTCAACTGCTTGATTTACTTCCATGCCAGCTTCTAGTTGTCTGAGTTCTTTAGTAAGATGAGTGATCTGGGTCTGATATAACCCTTCTTTTATCATGCTACTGCTTGGTTTGTTCAAGGCTTCATGATACAAAGCTTCATACAGCTCAGCCTTAGACTTCCACATCTCGATCTCATCATTCACTTCTGAGGAAGTTTCTTCAACAAACACAGCTTTGTTCTTTTCAGCTTCTTGTCTAGCTTTAATCTCTTTGTTAAGCTCTTCAATAAGAATCTTCTTTTCTTCCTTGAGCTTGCTATTCTCTAATAGCAGCTGTCTTGCTAGCTTCTCATAATTTATACTGCTGCTAGGCTTCTTCTCCTGAGAGCATGTAGGTGCTTTGATCTGATAACACCAAAGTGCACAGTCATTGCATACACCTACTTTGCAGATTTTGCAGTAAGCATACTCTCCTTTGCTCACTGTCTTCAAACACCGCTTGCAGGGACGAGTTCTATCCTTCTGATACTCCCAATCATGTGTACACTTGTACTGCTTCTGGGAGACTATCATTTGATGTCTAAACCCATCTTTCGGTCCTACAAGGAATGGACCCTTCTCTTCATCAGATGAATCATCTACTTCTGCCATTAATGTAAACTCTTCTTTATAGTATTCTTCCCATTCTTCAAAGCTTGTGGGAATAGTTGGCAGCTGCGGGTCTTCATAAGATACACCTAAGTGTGCTTGATTCTCTTCATTTTCTGATACTGAATAGATGTCTTCAGTATCTTCTTCATCAAATCCCACTGATACAATGTCATAATTATCTGGTATATCGATTTCTCGAGCCAGATTAACTCTGTCCTGCCTCTTCATTGGGGATTTGCAATCTTTCATCAGATGTTCTGTAGAGCCACAGACAAAACATCTGCACTTCTTCTCGCCTTTTCCATCTTTTCTTTGCTTGAGGTAGCGAGTTCTCTCTATTCTGACGTGAGAACTGTGAGGTTTGCCTCTATAAGATCTTGCCTTTCTTGTGCCATACCTCTTTCCATACTTCTTTGTTCCCACTGGATTGACAACTGGAAAGCCTTTACAGAAGTTCAGGCTTCTTAGTTGTTTCTGGAAGTTGTTCTCTGTGCATATTTCTTCAAGGTAGTCATATGTGAACCTTATTGCAGCAGGAACATGCCTTTCCACGCTGGGATACTTGGCCACAAAAGCTTCTTTCACTTTGTCACCTAACTTGCCAGGTAACTTGGTGAAGAATTCATTGGTAAGCTCATTATTTGCCCAAGCTCTTCCAGATCTTGCAGCAAGATTTCTATACCCAACCATGTATCTCATGAGAGCAGGGTATGTCATCTCTGTACATACAAGAGATTTGATCTTCTTGTACGCTGCATCTTGTACACCAGTTGTTCCTTGTTCAGGAACTTCTCCCAACAATACTCTCTTGATTTGTGCAAATACATTTGCAGTTCCATTGGTACCAAGGGCTTGCCCTCTGAGAGTATCGAATGCATTTGGGAAGGCCATTCGCCATGTTTGAAACATCAGTTTCTCTGTTTCTCCCAAAAGATTCTCTATTCTTGTAATCTTGTCATCAGCTGTTTCAAAGCTCTGTGTGGCTAACAGATTTGTGTTGATTGATTGCCACCTTTCAAACTCCTTGGCATAGTTATTCATTGTTAGGACTAGAATAGCCCCACTTGTTGCCATTGCTGATGGTAGATTAAAGAATTCCGACTCATTCTTGAACTTCCTGGAATATCCTCCATAGTTCTTCTTGCTGGATGATGCAGAATTGTCCCATCCAGTAGCTCCTTGAGCTGGTGCATAGCCAGGGAAGTTTCCATCTAGATCCATTGTACCAGGCTGCCATATTGCAGATGATCCTTCAGAGGATGCCATCTTTGCTTCTTGCGGCTGCTCAGATTTCTCTGGTACTTCTTTCACAATTACTCGAGTTCTCATGAGCTCCTCGAGTCTCTTGATAGCTGGGTACTCTTCTTCGATTTCCTCAGCTGGGTAGGCCTCTTCTTCATCAGGGATTGCTGATAGAAAAGTTGTGATTATATCCTCTTCTTCTTCTTCATCAATTTCTCCTACCACCTTCTGCTGGGCAGAGTACTCTGATAAATAGCGATCAATCCACTGTTGATCGGTCAATTCTTCGTCTAACTCCTCACATAAAGCCATGTGAGCCTCCATTTCAACTTCATCCTCATCATTATATGCCGGTGCCGGCCTGCTTGCTGAGGCTTGGAAGTTGGTGAACCTAAATGATGTTGTGCCATCAAAGTTTTGGCTCTGCATCATGTCTCTAGGTTCCATGACCACTTCAACTGTTGAGGGTTGTATGTTCCATTCTCCCCCTCTTATCTTCTTCGTGGACTCTTTCTTTGCGTCAATGGCTTTGATGCCATTGGTCTTCAAATAAGCCGTAACACCATCTATCTTGTACTTGAATGCAACATTAGATGTGTTAGAGAGTCTGCCAGTGATCAACCTTTCAAGGTGCAAGTTAGCTTCACCTTGCCACCCTTCATAGCCTTTGGTCTTGATGGAGAGCTGAATGCCATGATAGAAATCCTTTATGGTGCACATAAAGTTTGGTAGCACATAGATGAGTTGTGCTCCTTTGCTCAAATCAACCTCCATAGCTCCCAATGTTGTTGGCGGGCTGTTCCTCACATCTCTGAGGACAATAAATGCCAACTTTCCTGACCAGGCTGCATGTAATGGCTGTATTCTAATAGCCATTGCTCCGAGATGAATGTACCGGAAGCCAGCTTGCTCTAGCTTCTCGAAGCTTTCCTCTTTAATATATGTCATATCAATTTGATTGTCATCAACAATCATGACATCTTGGCTTGAGGATCCAACAAAAACTCTGTGATGGATGTCGTCCCTTCTTGGGGAATAGATCACTTCGGCTGGGAATGCCCTAGCCCTCTTCTTCAGTGATCTTTCCAGCTCAGCTTCTGGACTCATCACCATCTCTAGAGTTTGCTCTCTTGGGTTATCATCAGTTGTTTTTACCCAACTTAGAGCTTTTGCCGTCTTTCTTGATAACTCATGCTTCAGATGTTGAGACCTTCTGTAGTCTCTGATCTGGTCATCAAGAACTGCCCCATCTTCTAGGACTGTAGAAGAGCCAGTCCCTCGAACCACTTGAGCCATTACTGAATCTTCTTGAGAAGATCAAAGGGGTTAGCTTTGACCTTGAGCTTTCCTCGTTCAATAGGCTTCTTGGGTTCGGACCCTGTTTTCAGTCCTTCGATCTTCTTAGCAAGATCGTCGAACTGCTTGTCAAACCCGGAAGTACTGGGTTTGTCCGCCTTCTTAGAGATATCTTCCTTCAGGTCTTGAAGTTTGTCTTCAAGAGCTTTGAGCTTCCCGTGCAGCTGTAGAATTAACTCAATAACAGTATTGAGCTGCTTTGCTGCTGTCGTAGCTCCTGGAGTCGCAGATACGAACCCTTCACCAGATTCACCAAAGATGGTCTTGGTCTTTGCAAGGGCCTGAGCGTATGCTGGTTCGTTGATGCTCATTAGCTGATACGCTTCACCATGCGGTGAACCGTCTCAACCTCCTCGTGGACAGCTTCAACCAACTTCTTGACTTGCTCAAGAAGTAGCTCAGTCTGCTTCTCGATAAATTTTGGTTGCTCGGAGATGGCGAGCACCAATTCAGCAACGTCTTCCTTAGATAAAGGCCTCCGCTTCAGGTATTCCACACGAAGGTTGTGGATTTCCCTACTGAAGGTCGATAGGGCGTCTTCGATCCGCTTCAGACGTGCGCGCTGTTCCTTCTGGATGATCAGCGATTGTTCAGCTTTCTCAGCAACAAGCTTGAGCTGCTTGCTGTGCTCGACCGTGTGCTTTCTGATGGCAGAAAACAACTCTGTGCGATGGTCCTGAGCCTTCTGCTGCGAGGTTAGCAGAACTTTGTATCCAAGATCTACTCTAAAACAAGTAGTACGGATATTGTGATTCAAATCTAAATTAGATATTTTTGTTCCAAGAATAAGCTCTTGGTTAGCGTTTTCGAAGGTATGAGAGTTTTTCCAAGTGTTAAACTGTGTTTCCCACTCGGCTTCAGATTTCATGCGATGGCAGATACTATCAGTATCAACGTTCTAATAGGAGATAGGGTTTACCTCGGGATGCTTTCAGAGTCTCCAGACTTCTAGCCAGTTCCAGCGGTTCCTTATAGACTTAAGTCTTACAGGTATATAGTTCCTTCTTTTCCTTGTTTACTAGGATACTACTATAGTGGCGGATTCAGGAAGGCTTGCGTAGGTAGTTCTTAGTGATGAATCTTAGTCTCAGATAGTAGCATACAATCAAGATAAAACTGATAGATAGTATTGCAATAGAACTTTTGATCTCTAGGTTTCTCTTCCCCTTGAGCGGCCACCTGCCTAGACGGGTACTTTTACCTTGCCAGATCTAGTCCCCTTTGCACTAACTATCAATGTTATCTAGACCAGAGTCTACCTGATTTTCAGAATGAACTAAGCTTGCCCCGCATTAACGTTCTCCCCTAGAACAACCACTAGTTCGTAGTGTAAACAGGATGGAAGATATTCAACCTTTCGACGTATCATCTATTGAAACTTGCACAGCTAGTTGTCCTTAAACTCATCAGCAGAGCCCTCGGCTCCCTATCTAACTTACTTAGAACATAACTGATAAGTAAATCATACCTCGCTCTGATACCA